TCAGGCTGCCTGTGCCATTTCCGCTTCAGTGAGTGGCGGTTCATAGTTAATCGTGATTACTTCGGTTTTTCGGCCACCGCCGGCGCTGCGTTGCATCTCTATCTCAATAGTTCGCCAACCATTCTGGTGGATATACTGATCAATCAAATCAGATGGATAGCTCGACAGCATGAACTTACCTTTTATCCCGGACAATAGCTTTAGTAGCTTTTCAAAATCTTCTCGCGTGTAGCCCTTATAATGGCCTCCATCTGAATTATAATACGGTGGATCCACATAGTGAAATGTCTCCGGAGTATCTGTCTTCGCGATCACGTCCAGTGCATCCCGGCAAAAGATTGAAGTATTCTCCAGTCTCGCCTTGTATGCTTCAGTGAACTCCTCCTTTTTATTCGTGACGCTGTGCGCCGCATTCCTAAGTTTACTCAATTTCCAGCTGTTGCACAATATTGCATAAATACTCTGGTGACTCAATACCCACACTGCCCATGCACGCTTTAGCGGTGTTTTACCCTCTGGATTACGATAGATTTCAATAGCTTGTTTGTGTTGAAACTCGCTGTGAAGGGTGCAATCGATCTCACTTTTAAGGGCTTTAAAATCCTTTTTTAATACCTGGTAGAAATTGATCACCTCACCGTTGGTATCATTGATAAACTCAACCCTCGACGGCTCCTTCGCGAAAAATATCGCGCCACCTCCAAAAAAGGGCTCGTCGTAAATACAATGTTGCGGGATTAACGGAACGATCCTTTTACTCAATTGTTGCTTGCCACCATAGTACGTCAACGGCGGCTTCTTTCTTAAAAACTTTGCTAAAAACATATAAAATAATTAAAAGGTTACTGCCCGTATCCCTTTCTTTTATTCTAATTTCTGCAATACACGATCTGTGGTTGCACCGGCCTCTTGTAGTCACCATATTCGATACCTGACGAATACAACGTCAATCGCTCCGGAAAGATCACATCGGTAATATTCTGTGTGATTTCAAGTGAGCTGTCCTGGATTAACAACCTTTCGGGATAAACCGGATCCTGCAACACGTATGCCTCGATTGATGCAGCATACACCTCGATGATCTCACAGGCCGATCCGGTACCGGTATAAGTCGTTACTCCGGAGACTCCGATAAACTCACTGCCTGAAGCATAGACAACAGCATTATAGGTAATACTGTTATTTATAACAACATACCGTTGACCTGGCGCAATGGAGGTTACTATATCCATTATTTGGCCTCCGATGCTGAAAGAAAGTGTTTAACCTGAACGTACCTCGCGAAAATCGGGAACTCCGCCCTGACTTTATTCGCAGCGTTATTATACTCCGGATGACCGCATGATAATATTTTACCATCGGTGCCGGTATCGATCGCACCCATCGAAAGGTTTCCAACGCGCCTGACCAGTATCGGAGCATTGATCACATACTCTCCCCAGGCATCTGTATCGTTAAATTCTTCAACGCACTTACCGCTACCGGCAAATGAAACCTTGCCAGCCACTGCCTGGAATACATCACCTATCGCGATATTTAGGCCATTCCAGGTGATAAGGTTGTCATACACCCGGTACCAGCTATTTACTGTAAGGTTGGTTCCCGCTGAAATCTTTGTGCCGGGAATACTCTGCTTAAACCTGATCAGATTGGTGTTGTTTTGTGTGTTATTTTTGATCAAATAAAGCAGGCCATTGCCGGTGAATGTATTGTTATCAATCGCACATATCCGGCTTCTGATTGGGTATAAGACAGCGTTGTAGGTTACAGTATCAGTTTCGTTAATGTAGACATTCCCCGATACCAGTGCAGTGCCCGCTGCAATAGGCGCCGTAAGATCAATCGCGGGCGAAGCATTGGGCATCTCTCTATTTCTGTCAGCATAAGCGAAGCTCAGCTGATTTGATTTCACCTCCTGAATTTTACCCAAATCTTTCGACTTCTCGGTTATATTTCCACCTCCAACTGCGCTGCCATCTACATTTCTTAATAGTGTGATTGAATTGTTTGCAATCACAATATTTACCGATTTGCTTGCGTTGTAAAATGCATTGGGATGATCCTGATCATTAGCATAGGCATAAGTAGGATAACCAACATCTTTCGCACCAATAAATGTTCCATCATAAGCCATATTTCTGGCGGGACTATAAGGATTTAATGTATAATCATCCAATGAGGAATTATTAAATTGAGGGTTTGCCACCTTGCAGGATTGGAAAACATTATAAGTCCCGAATTTTGCATTATAGTATGCTCGAATGGCATCTATTCCGACAACTCCATATAAAGCCTCCAAATCTGACTGACTTTTAAATACCGTATCCGTCCCCATTTTAAAAGTACAATTATAAAATAAATTGTAATCGTTTGATGTTGACAAAGTAAAAGCTAAAGGTAATTCGATTTTACAACCAGAAAATATGCAAAAAATAAATCCTGAAAAAAAATCAGATGCGATTGCAAGACGAATAAAGCAAGTATCAAATGTCGAATTTCGCTGACCTGTTACCGATGTTCCATTATAAATTGGAAATGTAGAGTTAAGGGCAACATTTTTATAAATGTTGTTTCTAATTACTGTGTTTTTGGAAAAATAATAGTTTCCATTTATAATATTTTTTAAAAACGAATATGAAAAAGAAGACGTTGCAGTATCTACTGCATTTATCAACTTTATTCCATGAGCTAAATAACCAATCCCGCTGCACAAATTAGTATTTAAAAACATCAAGTCAATAATAGAGCCTTCTCCAAAAATTAGTACGTTAAAAAAAACTGGGGCTTCTCGATAAACTCCGCTGGACACCTGAATACTTATCCTCCCTGAATCCTTCGCTTTTTGAAGGGTTCTAAACGGCGCATTTGAACTCCCGTCATTTGAATCACTTCCAAATATAGAAACGTACGCCTGAGGTGTAAAGTAGGGATTCTTTTGCCAGTTAAATATTGCCATCTTTAAATTTTATTTAGTTGGTAAGTCTGATTTTCAATAAAATAATTCACCGAGTCATTCTTGTAAGTCCGTTCAGAATCAATCTTGATCCCTTCGCCTTCATATCTGAAGGTTAGTGGCCGGTTAAACTCATCTCTGGTCACAGCGGTGAGGTCATTGAATGTGTTAATCTTCTTGTTCAAATACTCTTTCACCGCTTCATCAGGCTGATCGGGAAAGGGTTTGCTTTCATCGTATTCTCCAACACCAATAATTGCTATCATATTGTACTAATTTAAAATTCCTGTAATGTTTAAAAACCCCGAGGTTGCTCCACCGGCAAAAGTTACACGCCAATAAATGTCTGAATTGGCTGCAATGGCCATCGGTAAAGCCGCGGGTAAGAAGGTTATCCCATCCAGTGAATACTCTACCGTTGTGACAGACCGTTTATCCATCAATGAAAGGGTGCATGCTCGTTTATAATAATCCCGGCAAACCGGTGAAGTAAGATCATTGAACGAAATACAACGCATAACTGCCGCCGTGAGGTTTATATTGATGTCTGATCCGATTATGTTTAAAAATCCGGAGGATGCACCTGAAGCAAACGTTACCCTCCAATAAATATCCGAATTGGCGGGAATAATGAGCGGTAAAACAACCGGGACAAACGTGGCGCCGGTAGTCGAATTTTCAACCAGGGAAATCCCCCGAAGGTCGATCGCTGCAATTTTGAATTCAGAGAGGTAAAAATCCCTGAATACTGTCGCTGCCGTATCGTTAAATGAAATTGAACGAGTGATATTTTTAACCGGGTCGATTAATTTTACCGACAGGTCATTTCCTGCTATAATTACGCTGCCATCGGCAGAGGTTAAGTCGGAAAGTCCTTTAATACCAATTAACTTCTCGCGTTCGGTAAGTGATAAATGATAGCCCCCATTACCAAGGATGCCGCTCAATAGGTTATGGTCAGTTATTGCCGCGCTTATTTTTATCCACCTCCCTGGTGCAGCATCGGTTAGAATATCGTCCGGAAGGATTACCGTGGTATCGTTACTGACTGCCACAATATCACTATCGAAACGATACAAACCCATCGACTCAACGAGCATTAACATCATATCAAGCCGCTGAGCCGAGGCTACAGCTTTCGCTCCTGGCAAATCGGCAACAGGCACGTGAATAGAATTCCCAATACCGCTGGTGGCATTTGAAACCAGTGCATCAACCTGACCCTTATTTACGGCATCGGTATTTTCGGTGCCTTCCGCTACATTGATAACTTTATGGCTATTCAGGTCAAGGTTTGCCGCAATAACAATTCCTTCCTGAGTCACTTCCTCCACTTCTGTAATCTTACCCTGCGAATTCACCGTAAGCACTACATGTTTTGTCGCGCTTCCAAACGTCCCCGGATTCGTAAGTACATCAATAGGCGCTTCAGTCGCGCTGTATTGGTACCTGATATCATCCAACCCCAGATCAATGTTATTCGGCCAGCTTCCTACGATCGATATTTTAAAAGTGTCGAGTGTTGGCTGACCGGATGCAAAGTTGTACATCTGAATCGCTATGAGTTGCCATACATCGCTGTCAGGCTTGTAACCAAATAGATTCGTTGCCGGTGATATCGCTACGCTTCCCGTTTTATTTCCAGCCAGGAATGATTCAATGAGCAAGATTGAGTTGGCCAACCAAGGGATTGAGCTTTTAATATTAAGTGATAAGATCCCGTCCAGTGAATTCACCGGCTCAGGGGATGTAAATGTTAATTTTGTAGTTACCGGGACAAAGGATTTAATTGCGGTACCTGCCGGCAACGTAGTATCATCAAACGCGCGAATAGCCCTGACACAGTAATTATTATTCTTGACACGCGAATATTCTACACCATTGCCGAAAGCAATACACCACGCCGAATTCCATGCGTTTTCACTGGAGGACCAGTAAGTTTTATTTGCAAAGTTTCCAATCTCCTGGCGTCTGAAATACATTGCAAGCAACTCTTTGATCGAAGGCATAAACCAGTCAATGTAGCCCTCAATAGCAAAATCATTGCAGAACTTAACAGCCAGATTTTTGGCGGCATTATTTGCAAGCATAAGCGCTGTATTAGCCTGCCCGGTTCCAACAACCTGTCCTGTTGCACCTGTTGTGTAAGCTGAATATCCTGAGAGACTTGACCAAAACACATCCAGTGCAGTATCGGCTTCAGCTGCTATCAACCCTTTTTTACCTGAAGCATCAATATAAAAGATTCGTCCGCCCTGGTACTTCTCTCCGATGTAATGCAGAGGCGAGCTTATTTCAGTATCCGGAATTGCCACATTAACTTTGATCCGCTTACTGCCGCTTTTGGGCAACAATGAATTATTGAAGTCAACCGAAACAAAAGGATCATGCGTTTCCGACGTACCCCATCCTGTATTTTCATCGTAAACCTTTACGATATCGACATTACTTGGCTCAGTGGCGCCTGGTAATAAAAACACATTTGATACCTCGAGCTGAGTTGCATTTAAAACGGGGTTTAATGCATTGATGGCGGGAGTTCCTGTGGCTGCCTGAAGGTTTCCGAACACGTCCACATAAAATGTATCGATGCGTGACAAATTGGGATCCGAAGGAGTGAGCGTGATTTCTTTTGCCTGGGCAGTATAAGACACGCCCAATATTTTATAAACGATATCGGTTGAAGTATAGGTAAGCCCGCTCTTCCAGATGATGGCGCCCGATATCAGTTTTGTTTCAGTATCCACAAAAGCGCTGTCCCCAATACGATCAAGGTATTCTTTCAACGCAGAATTACTCGAGGGTAAACCGGTGAGCTCACTAAAATCGGTGGCTGTCTTGGCTCCTTTGATCAATTCCATGAGCTGAAGCGTGGTTGTCCAGTTTAGTTTTTGCGTGGAGCTGATGGCATTGGCGTTATTGTTGACTGTATTGGTCAGCTTTTCAATCTTGCCGGCAACGGGTTTCTCTCCGAATTCGACATCGTATTGGTAAGGCTCGTTGATATTCTGAGTGTAGCCAATAATCCGGATCTCGCGATCGACATTGAGCGAGGTCGATTGTATTCTTACAACCTGGGCGATCGAGAGCGCGATGTTGTTATTTTTGAAATGAAGCGTGTCGCATCCTCCTTTGAATGCATCACGTGCCCTGGAGTATTCGTCAATGTATGCCAGAGCAGCCGTAGCAAGCTCAAGCTCTGCCCGGACAACATAAGCCTCCGGCATTTGCATGTCTACCAAAACATACCTGTCACCGACTGACGGAAAAAAGACATCGTTTGGAAGCATCATGCCATCATACTCCTGGGCGATGATCGTATAAGTTTGTGTGGCATTGTCGAACGCCGATATTTCAAATTCATAACCGGCAAGCTCTCCGGAGTTAAAAACAACCTTCGCCGTATTGACGCCCAGGTATTCGTGAACATCAAAATCAAGGTTTGTATCGGCAAATTTCAGATTACCGTTAACAGCTGTCACCTTCCCCGGATCGGTGGAACCTCCGGCCAGTAATCGCGGATAGATGTTCTCAAAAATCTTGTCACCTTCCCGGACTCCATACAGGGTAACATTTTCCAATAAGTATCCTTCCCCTGGGAGCATGAGCCGTGTGGCGCCATCGCGGTACCCGATCGGTAAATTCTTGTCAGAACCGTAAGCAAACAAACAGGTGATTATAGGATCCTCATCGCGGTTGATGCGCTGGAGCCACTTTAAACTGTCACCCATTCCATACGACAAATTAATTATACTGCCGGCGAATGGTTTCTTCCGCAGGTTTACAACTTTGCCGGCAATGTAAAATTCAGTCTCAAACTCGGTGGCCAGGCGCTGAAGTGCTGCCAGGCATTTATCGCCTGAAAAATCAAGTGTTTTAAAATCTGATTCAATCACCTCGCCAACTGTCCATCCCGATCCGTTACGGTTCATGTTGGCTACGAGCAGCTGAATAAATGTAAGTGCATTGCCTGTGAGTGAGAAATCTCCCTGTGGAGGCACCGGCGTATTATCAAACAGCTTATACCCGGCTTTGAGTAATTCGTAATCGACACCCTGAAATTCACAATTGTATTCAATCTCGCGTGTGGCAATCTCTTTCGCGGTATGCTCGGTATTGAGTGTAAATGTCTGGCCACCCCAAATGATATGATCACCGAAAGCCAGGGAAACGGCAACCGCGAGCCTGAAATTAAGCTTCACGATATTATCACCCATCAGTTTGCAGCTGTATACGCTGTCATCCGTTGGGTGAACTGTTGCAATTACCGTATTTCCGCGAAGTATATCCATTTTACAAGCTCTCTAACTCCTTTTCAAGTTCATTAATTTTTTTATCTAATCGATCTGAGTACTCATCAATTATCTCCATTATTGGAAATACTGAATCATCAAAATAAGAATCTTTGCACATTGAAGCCGTATTGGTGGTCCCAAAGCAAACAACCGTAGTCTTATTTGTCGTTTCGTTGTTCTTGTACCAGGTTACTTTACTTTTTAATTCCTTTAACCGTTTGATTTTTGCGACTAACTGATTTGCCTGGCTTAATAGTTTTTCATCCATTTAATTAATGTTTAATCATTGTTTAAAATGCAGGATTTGCTATCCCAAATTTGACTGTGAACCTGGACACGACCTTACTCACCAACTTAATTGTTGTGAGCTGCTCATAACTGGTCACCTCGATGTAGTAAACCAAAAATGTCTTATTGAGCTCTCTTACAAAAACAGATCGCTCGCCCGGGCTTTTCAATAATGTGAAAAATGCATTGTACCTGGTCCACCATTCGGTCTCGCTCGAAGCCGATAGAATAAAGCTCAGTTCAGCCTCTTTGGATTCATACTTTGGAACGGTCAGGTCTATCTCGAGACCATTCTGCTCGGGCCAATTATTACTGAGTGATGCCTTACGCTTTGGTGGCCGCATCAAACCGTCATAGCTCCCCTGGAGAAGGAATGTACCGTAAGTTGTCCAGATATCGATTGTGTCAATTGTTACCTCTCCTGTCATAGCTATTTTACTTTTAGTCCGTCCAATTCAATGCGAGAGAGCCGGCTGTCGATACTTCCAAGCGTCTTACTCATTACGTCTGTATTGTCAGCAGTCCGGAGTTGATACTCGAGGCTTTTCTGGAGCATCGTCATGCTCGTAGTTCCGCTCTCTATGATCCTGGCTATATTGATCCGGATTGCTGAAATATTCCCGGTAAGCGCCGATCCTGTTTGTTCAGTCAAACGCTGGATATCGCCAGTCATGCCAGTGGCCGATGCTGCCGCTGTATCTTTTCCGAAAATATCAAATCCGTCAGCTGCTCCGGCTTGCTTGGCATCCGTCAGCGCCTTATTAAACTGGTCAGTTAACGCTCCTCTTTGATCAAAGAATACCTTAAGGTCATCCTGCCAATTTTCATCTCCCCCGGTTGCATAGCTGTCTGTCATCCCTTTTTCAAGCTGAGCAAATGCGCCGGCAAAAACCTTATTGAATATCATATTGCTCAGGATATTCTCAAGCACTTTATTTACAGAGTCGCCAAAAGTCACTGAAGCGTCGGTACCATCTTTGAAAGCTGTTACCAGGGCATTGCGTAAATCATCGCCCAGGGATCCGGTAAGGTCTGTGATAACTGATTTTAACTGCTCTGTTGCTTTGGCAGCCGCATCTTTCCAGTCAATTAAATTTTGAAGTGTAACCTTTGTTGCATCAGTTACTTTGTTATTTGCGATCAGGGTTTTTGCAAGGTCAGCGTTAAACTCACCATTCGCTTTGATCAAATCAGGGTAAGTCTCGAGAAGCGGCGCAACAATATCCTTTTTCTTTTTCGCAAATAATCCGGTAAGCGCTCCAACCACTGAGCCGATAACAGCCCCGACAGCTGCTGCCGGAATACTCAAAACGCCGCCTCCTAATATGGCACCAATTCCAGCTCCAGCTGCTGCACCTGCTCCAATGCCTCCAAGTACATTGCCACCCGAGACAACATTCTTCTTTCCGGTGATAGCCTCTGCTGTTGAGAACTTCTTTAATTCTTCCTTGTACTTCGATTGTGCATCATTATAAGCAGCTGTGCTATCCTTTAACGAACCCTCATAATCCTTCAGAAAAATTGATCCATTGACATCTGAATTGATCAGAAGCTGCTCGTTTAACAGTAAATTGTATTGATGCTGCTGTGAAATGATCGAGGCGTAATATTCATCCATCACCCTTTTGCGCTCAGCTGCTGCACCTGCAACAATTCCGATCAATTGTATCGTTCCGGAAACTGCCGCGCTAATTCCATCTTCGGTAGACATTCCTTTCTCACCTTTTTTCGCAAACGCCCCGGCCTTTAACAGATTTCCGACCTGACCGGCAATTTTTGAAACCCCAGTTAACATGTCTGCCAATCCCGAATTGGAATCACCAATCTGCTGCGACAATAAACCTGCTGCATCGGCTACCTCGTAATAGACCTCAGCAAGCTCCTGTGCATCTTTTTTTTGAACCTGACCCGCCTTGCCTAATTTATCGGCCTGTTTTATCCTGGCTTCATTCCCTTTTTTAATCTTATCAATCTCAAGATCAGTGTCTCTTAATTTAAGCTTTTCAAGATCAATCCCGCCTGCTTTCGCCATGTCATATATAGCAGATGTGGAAGAGGTTGCTCCTTTTGAATCAATTGGTTGATTTTTGGCAATCATCATCTGCATATCAACCATCGATTGCCGAAGCTTCTTTTCAGCCTCGAGCATAACCAGTTTTTTCGATAATGCTGCAAACTCGGCACTATTAGCATCTGCCACTAAATCCATTTGATCTTTAGTTGCCTTGATTCGGTTATCCAGGCCTTCAGCATCCTTCAATTTTTTATCGGCATTATCCTCACCGGCCAGTAGGGTATGTGTCATAGATCTCACCCTGGTTGTATTCTCCATTGCTGAATCCTGGGCCTCTTTCAGTTTCACATAGCTGTCGACAATCCGGCTGGTCATTTCGTCGGTCATGTTTCCAACGCCACGCAGGATAGCGGCATCGGCCTTTACTTTATCATCCACCTGCAATGATGGAGTTAGCTTTTTAATCTTATCAGCCGTGTATTGTGCACCAATGCTTTGGTTCTGACCGACCTGACTATTCAGTGTTGATTCTAACCCTTTTAATTGATTTAAATCTTTATTGTATTGCTCAGCCCGCGCTTTCCCTTCGCTGTCGATATCTTTAATGGCGTTCATCAATACATCTTTCGAAAGCTTAGTTCTGTCCTGACCAATCAATAACGCGGCGTCAAATTCATCCTGTGCTATTTTAGTTCGCCTCACTGCAAGATCTTCCTCAAGCGATATCCGCTCCTGGCCTGCCGCTATGCGCTCGTCTTTTGATAATTGTTTGTTTCTGAGTTTGTCTTCAAGTTCAAGTGCCTTTGCGTTACTGTCAGCTTCGGTGATGTCGAGAGACCAGGTTGCCTCCTTAATTTTATCCATCATTTCGGCATACTTACTACCTGTTCGTATCGCCCGATCCATGTTTTCAAAGAAGTCTTTCCAGTCACCACTTGCGAGTGTTTTCCAAAAGAAGTCAAGCCCACTCTTTGCACCTGCCATTGCAAATTCAAACTGATCGGCGGTACTTCTTGTGGATTGCACAACAGAATTGAAAACAGTTAAAACAGTCCCAACAGACGCAAGCCCTATTGCCCAATTCTTCAGCGACTCAACTAAACCCTCATTCGATTGTTTTTCTTCACCATTCATCTCAAGCTGTTCGCGCTGGAGTCCTATCAGGGTGGCCTGCTCTTCAGCGAGTGCCTGCCTGGCTCCTTTGAGGTCTCCCAATATTTCAGTCAAACCCGCGCCGGGAGCCTCGTTTTTAGCAGCAGTCTTCAGTGCTCTAATGTCACCGGTAATTTCACGGATCAACTGGCGCTGTCCTGCAATGGCGTCCTTAATCGCTGCTGACGATCGCTTAAGTCCCGTCTCCACTTCCTTGAAAGATCCGGCTGTTTTCTTTACGCCCGAGTCTACATCGGCAAGTGCCTTCCGCGATTCTTCCAACTCCTTAGCGATATTTTGCCTTAGCAGTATCTCAATTTTGACCGGATCAAGGTTTGACATTGTTAGCTCCTATATATTCAAGGAATTCCTCCTCGGTTGTTTTTTTCTTCATTTTCACATATCGCGGCTGATCGGCCAGCATCAGTTGTATGGTCTGCCAGTTGACCTGCCACATAATTTTTGTCATGCTCCAGCCATGCGTTGCCTGGATAACCTGAAGCAATATTCCAAAGGGGCTATGGCTGCCTACATAGTGGCCTTTTGACTCCCCTTTACCACCGGACTCATCTTCCTCGTCACGTCCATCGTTCCGAGCAATTTGATAGTATTCGTAAAATCCTCGACCCGGCTTAGCGTTACCAGCTTATAGGCTGCCTCTACTAATATTGTCGGATGAGCTCTCCAGCGTAGAATATATCCCAGGACAGGCGCGAAAAATCCGGAGAACCATCCGCGCAGCGAGCCGTAAGCAACAATGCGTGCAACTGTTTTGCCATGTTGCTGCATCAGCTTCATATCATCCTCGAGGGAGTTTGATTTAATGTCTTCGGCAGTGATTCCCATCGATAGCCAGGCTCTGCTGATCCGGACCATTGTTCCCCAGCAGGGACGGCGGATCGTGAGCCTGACCTGTTTTTTACCGAACCATCTAAATAACCTGGGCGCGGTCATCGGAATGCTCACGCCCAGGTCTAACAAAATATTGGCAGCTTCGCGTTGCGCCTCAAAATCTTTTGAATGATCCATTATACTTCGCGGGCGATCGTGTAAGGCATATCCGTTTCAAGATCCGGAAGCTCGATCGTAAGCTCAACATCGATATTCGATACTGCTTTACGGGACAAATCCCAATTGAAAGTTGCATCGAGCATTGATTTTGGTGCCGTAATCTTCAGACCTGTTTCAGTGATTAATTCAAACGATCCATGAATATTTGCATCTACCCTGGGAGCAGCATAACTCTTATTCGGAGCAACTCCTGTGGCTTCGCCGCCAAACAGCTTAACCAGGATATCAGCATCAATCTCCATCAGGGAGAATGCTACTTTTTTGATACCTGCTTTTTCCTTGATTGTAAGGGCAGGATAATCGGGGTTTTGGGCTGCATAGAAACTATTAAGTGTGGCTTTATCGCCATTCCACTTAACTGTACCTTCAGCAATTTTACCAAGACTTTCGAGGGTTGAACCTCCAGTAGCCTTAAACTTGAACGATTTTAATCCGTATTCAATACCCATGACTATAATTTTTTAGAAGATTTCTTAATTTTTTCGATTTCCCCGGATAGGTTTCGTATCCTGGCATGAAGTTTAGCATCAACCTCGTTAAAGTGAACTTGGCGATCCGGAGACTGCCAGCACTCATTCAGGTGAGGATATTTAGCGAAAAAGGCTTGTGAGTCCATTGAGGCTAAATTTAGATTTGACAATGAAAACAACCAGGACAACAGTGCCCAGGCCTGCGGCGATCTTGCCGATGGTGATCCATAGTTTCTGCCACCAGGTGAGCTCGTTGATCTTTACCTCTACCGGCACTTTTACAGCCACCTCTCGATAGATAATTGAGTCTCTTACTGTCGCAAAGCTGATAGCCGGAGCGGTCGCAAAATTATACCTGAGCAATCCGGCGTTGTACGAAAAACGGCTTTTGACGTTCTGGCTTTTCTGTTCATCAAGTGATTTCAGAATTACCTGGTTCAGACTGTCACATTCAAAGAGCGCCGTAATATTGGCTGAATCAGCCGGAGCTGCAACTGGTACCAGGCGTTCAACGATCTTCTCGCGATATTGAAGCGGAACTTCCTTGATTACCGGCTGTGTAGTGTGGCAGGCGGCAAACAGAAACAAACTAAGCAGTACGATTATGTATTTCATCTCGGATCTCATTGATTGTTGATTCTAAATTTTCGGGTGTAATTTTATCGAGCAGTTTTAAAACACGAGCCGTGATGTTTGTCAACTTTGCAACGTCTTTTCTTAATGCATCGATCTGTTTTGTAATCTCGCAATTATCCGCCTTTGCAGTTTCAAATTGTTCTTTAAATGCCTCTGCGGTCTCACGCCATATCTTTACAGCCTCCTGAACATTGTCAAGCTCACTTGTTCTGGCATCTGCATCCGCCTTTTTGCGACTTGCCTTCATTGTCACAAGTGTGCTAATTCCACTGACAAATGCGCCCCCAAGTAATAATTGGAAGAGTTGAATCCAGTCCATTACATGATAGATTTAAAAGCTTCAGGAACAAATTGGCGCAGCTTCTGCTGTACTTCCCACACGGTTATTTGCTGATCGTGATTGAGGTCATACAGCGGATTCGCACACGCAATTTTCTGAGCGCTGAGCGTCTGTGCCGATAAGATCCAATCGGGATGTTTGCCAATTGCAGCAGGGAAGAAAACAGCAAAATAGAGATCAGCAAGGTTTAGCATCCTCCCGGAGTAACATGCCAGGTATTTGTAAACCCAATCAAGCTGCTCAACATTGGTCATGTTCTTCAAAGCGTCAGTAGTAGTGCCAAGTCCCCTCGCCGTTGAAGGCATAAACTGAATGAGGCCGGTGGCGCCAATCGAATTCTGAATCTTTGAATCAATCTTGCCATACCTGGGCGCAGCGGTTTCAATGAAAAACACAACCATGAGCCAGGAGGGATTAATATTGAGCTTCCCAGCAATCTGTTGCAGTTTGGCTTTAAAGGCCTCCTTGTTTTCAAATATCAAATCCTCGTAAGCTAACATGGTTGTATCTTTTTAGTAGTTAAACAACCCCGAAGGCGGTTTCAAGCCCCTTCGGTGGTTGTCTTAAATAGTTATATCGACTATGCCGAAGCGTCCTGAACGATTGCCAGTAATCCTTCTACACCACTTCTCATTGGACGGCCACCGGCACGTACCAGGAAGGAATAGATATCAGCATAGTAAAGAGGATCATTAGGCCTTTCAAACATTTCTGTCTCACCCAGTGCGCGGCAAACCGAGTTCTCGTGCCATGCGATTGCAGCGGCATTATCGGTAGCTGCTGCGGCACCAGTCCAAAGTTTAGGAGCTACAGCAGCTGTATACAAACCTGCCTTCGAACGCATCATGATATTGAACGTTAAAAGCTTGCCAAGTATTCCATTCTTAATGTCAACAAGATTATGAAACGCCAATGCATCCGCTGTGCTTAGGCTCTTAAGAAGTTGACTATACATCCTGGCATCAACCAATATATATCGACCCTCCTGAGGTATGTCCTTATCATTAAAGTTACTCATTGCCTCTTCAACATCAGTTTGAGTAAATGCCTTTCTATTACCCGTAGCTGAAGGTGTATGTGCCAGAACTGCTGCACCTGTGGTTTTGATCGTATATGCGGCAGCAGGCGACCAATTGAACAGCATATCGTTTGATACATTTTCAATAAGCTTAGCCTTATCCAGTTTGATTACAGATTCACGCTTGTTATAAGAAAGCTCTACCTTATCGGCATGAGGGATCTTAATTGGATCGGTTGTGAATTCGTCCAGGTTAAATGTCAGATCATTATCAGTACGACCACTAACAGATGCAGGGTAAGAAGTACGGTTTTTGGTAACATTCGAGCCTGCTCCGGCGTTGGGGATGTGAACGGTTTTCCCGGCATTCACAAACTCATCGGCATTAAACGCCTTGCTTAAAAAGCTGTTATCGGCAAATAAGCCTTCAACAATAGAGTTCATCCAGATTTCTTTCTGGACAGCCATGCCAAACGATCCGGCAGGAACAAGCGGTAAAAGACTGAGAAGGGATCCGGTTCCCATAACCGCGAATGTATTTAAACCGGTGGCTGCCGTAACAGCTGTGGCAAAAAATACATTAAACATGAGCGCAAAGAGCGCCACAAAAACTTTTGATCTCATAATAGAGTAAAATAAAAAGGGTTAATAATTACACTTGTGCTTCGCAGCCAAAACGGACTTTGAACTTCTCTTTATAGAGGTCGACGTACTTATCTTTCAACAGTACCAATTTCCCCTCTTTGTCGAGCGCATCCCAATCCTTCTTTTGAAGGTCGGCAAGTTCAGTAGCATTACTGCCTCCTGTGCCGGTCTCGATCCTTCCGGTGACACTCTGCCTTGCAGGGATATTTTCCAAAGTCACTTTAGCCGAGGCGAAATCAAGATCGAACAATTTAATCATGCCGTCTTTGGCTGTTGCATTCAGACGACCATCTTTAACGGCAGCATCAATCAGTTCAACAGATTCGGCTTTTTGTTTCGCCTTAGCTGTAGAGTTTAGTTCGTCAACACGACCCGCGAGAGTCACATTTTCGGCTTTCAGGCGGTCACGATCCGAAATGATCGTACGCAGAGCGGCAGTTACCTCTTCAGGGGTAGCATTATCCGCGAGTTGTAACATTTTTTTAAATGGCATATTTTGAAAATTATTTGTATCAACCAGCTTTATCACCGTGCCGGCATCGGTCAAATCGATCGTATTGCCTTCAGCATCGTAAAACGCCAGGGCATTATGGTTGCCACCAATCGTGACAATAGAGGCTTCACGCACTTTCCATTTTGTTACAGTAGGGAGCGTTTGTCCTGGAAGTTTTAACAGGGCATCATCCGAAACCTCTTCGGGTGGCCAGGCGCCGATAGATGCCATCCTGATAAAGTCGCGTTCCACCTTTCCGGCTACGTCTGCGCCCTGGGGATCCTTCATGTCAAAAACAGGATCAGCAAGGATTTTACCATCTTCAATCCGGATGTTTTCCCATCGGCCAATCGGTAATGACCAATCACCATGCATAAGCAGCATAACCGGGTTCTTTCTGAACTCAGTCAGATCAGCCCCGGAGGTGAGCATCCGGAAGCCATAAGTGTTAACCGTTTCGTCATGTAGAACAAATGATTTTTTCATTACCTGAATATGTTTTTCATTGCCAAAAAATTGAGTTGTTTATGTAACTCGAAAGGCGAATTAAACACCTCGTTTCTTAACAGCCAAGTAATTCTGCAATGTTTGCATTGATTACTGCAAGAGTTGCAGTGATCTTATCAACTGTTACATCAGATAATTAGCTTCGCTGAAAATGAAATAGGTATGGCAACGAAAAAAGAGATGCAGGACAAGCGCGATCACGCAAAACTGCTGTTCATTCATGAGCAGCTGAACCAAAAGGAAATTGCAGCCAGAATAAAAGTTTCGGAGGTTACAATCAGTAAATGGGCAAACGCTGACAGCTGGGATGGTCTCCGGGTTTCGATTACAATCACCAAGGAGGAGCAGCTTAAAAACCTCTACCGGCAACTGGCCGAAATGAATAAGGCCATCGCTGAACGTGATGATAAAAAGTATGCGTCCTCCTCAGAAGCCGATGCGATCAGTAAACTGGCCACTGCTATCGATAAAATGGAATCGGACGTTGGTATTGCCGATATTGTTTCTGTGGCTAAAAAATTCCTGACCTGGTTGCGTAAGTTCGATCTGGTGAAAGCCCAGGATATGACGCCACTATTTGATGCCTTTGTTAAAGACAATTTACGATAATGGCAAAAAGGCTAAAAATAGACGACAGGCACGCGCTGATTGACTGGGATGAATTTGTACAAAATATTGCCAGGCAAACGTCAGTTGATACATCGCTGAGCCACTCCGAAAGGGAGGCCAGGCGTAAGCAGCTCGAACGGGATCCCATTTTGTGGATGCTCGAAATGTTCCCCAATTATGCCAAATATCCGTTCGCGTCTTTTCATAAAAAGGCGATCAAACGAATCATCGAGCATGATGATTGGTATGAGGTATTATCCTGGTCACGCGAGTTGTCAAAATCGACAATCGTAATGATGATTATTCTTTACCTGGTCCTTACCGGGAAGAAAAAGAACATCATACTTGTTTCCGATTCAAAGGATAATGCAGTCAGACTCCTTAACCCATACCGTGCCAACCTTGAAGCAAACCAGCGGATCAAATTTTATTATGGCGATCAGCAAGGTATTCCCTGGAAGGAGAACGAATTTATCACGCGCGGTGGTGCAGCCTTTCGCGGTTTAGGCGCCGGCCAGTCGCCCCGTGGATCGCGTAACGAGCAGATCCGTCCCGATACTTTACTAATGGATGACTTCGATACGGACGAGGATTGCCGAAACCCGGATATCATCAATAATAAATGGAACTGGTTTGAGCAGGCACTTTATTTTACCCGGTCAATATCTGAACCCCTGCTTACAATCTGGTGTGGTAACATTATCGCGAAGGATTGCTGCATCACGCGTGCCGGCACAAAGGCCGTAGAACTTGCCAAGAGAGCAAAACCGCTTGGTAATTGGGATGTCATCAATCTGCGGATGGTGAATATTAATAAGCCGGATCCGAAAAATGACTTTTTAAGCGGGAAATCGGTATGGCCGCAGAAAAACACGGAGGAGAAGATAGACACTGTTCAGGCGCAAGTATCATCTCTATCGGTTCAAAAAGAGTGTTATAACAATCCGGTTTCTATAGGCGAGATTTTTAAAGAGATGGTTTGGGGTAGAATACCTCCGCTGAATAGATTTAAATTTCTCATTGCCTACGGTGACCCGGCGCCAAGTAATTCAACGAATGGTAAAGGGTCGTATAAGTCGCTTTTTCTTATCGGACGCTGTGAAGGCAAATCATATGTTGTCACCGGATTTCTTGATCATGTTGTAAATAGTGAGTATGTAAACTGGTATTATCACCTGAAGGATTTCGTTGGGGATAAAACACAGATTTATAATTTCATCGAGAACAACTCTCTTCAAAATCCTTTTTACGAACAGGTTTTTATACCCCTGTTTGTCGCAGCAGCCAAAGAAAAAGGAACCATGATTGGAATCACTCCAGATACCAGGAGTAAGCCTGACAAGTTTTCGAGAATTGAAGGGAACCTGGAGCCATTGAACCGAATGGGCAACCTGATTTTAAATGAGGCCGAAAAATCAAACCCTCACATGGTTAAACTGGAAGATCAATTTAAGATGGTCAATCCAAAACTGAGCGCCCCCGCCGATGGACCCGACTGTATTGAGGGAGGGGTTTGGATCATTAATGAAAAGACGTCGCAGCTCGACGCCGGCAGTTATACTGTTGGAGTAAAAAAAGTCAATTCTAAACGTTTTTAAATAGCTTTTAATCATGACCCGATTTCAAACATTAGTTCTCAGGTTCCGGATGCGTCCGGGAGCGCTTAACCGTGCAAAGCGCAAAGCTGACCGGCTGCACAAAAAAACAGGCAACCGCTTCCGGGTATTCTTTTTCGGCAGCAGGTACCAGGTATGGACACGCGATGAAATTCGCGATCGCAAAAAGTCCGGACTGTTTAAGTTCGGTTTAAAGGCCGGTAAAGATTTCGATACAATCGCTTTTTACGACACCAATTCATAATTCATCATGTACCTGTCCAATGAAGAAATAAAGACACACCTCTACACGGATAATGTAGACGTGATTACGCGTGGTGATGATACAATTGTTACCGCTGCTGTTGATGCTGCTGTGAGTGAGGCAAAGGGCTACCTGAGCGCCTTCGACCGCGATGCTATATTCGGAGCCTTGGCTGAAGCCAGAAATGCACTGTTACTCACATTTGTGAAAGATATTGCATCCTGGCATTTATTGAATTTATGCAATGCCGGCAGTGATATGAAACTGCGGCAGGATCGTTACGATCGGGCAATTGAATGGCTAAAAGCCGTGCAAAAAGGAAACGTATCACCCGATCTGCCGGTGATTACTGCTGCTGACGGTACAACTCCAGCCCAGGGAATAACTTTTGGCAGTAACGAGAAACGCGAATCGCATTTTTAATTTTTTATCATGGCAACAAAAAAAAAGAAATCCGCTGTACGGGCGGGCCTGCGTGCCCGCCCTGATGCCCCTGCTTCCAATCAAAAGCTTGTACTTAACCAAATTGTTATCCGTCCGCAGACCCGCCAGAAAAGCAGTGTGGGCGATTGGCGCAATGGTCTCCAGTCCGCAGATATGGGAAGGGTTAAAAAGCTCTTCGACCTGGAGGAAGATTTATTAATCGATGGTGTACTTAGTGATGCCGTTGATAAGCGCATCAGTGCTGTAACCAATTCCGAACTAACCTTTCAGGATATTGATGGATCCGAGGTTGAAGAGATCAGTACGCTGATGGACTCTCCGGCATGGGAAGATCTGTTAACTGCCATTATGCAGGTAAGATTCTGGGGAAGGGCAGGAATTGAGTTTGATTTCACAAACGGATTCGACGCAAAGCCAATACCTCCCAAACATATCAAGCTCGATACCAAGCAGATTTTATTGAACGAATACGATGACAGTGGCGTTTCGTATGAAGGGGATGATCATATACTTGTTTTAGGGAAGCAGCGCGATTTTGGTTTATTACTCAAGGCTGCTCCGTTTGCTATTTACAAGAGAGGCGCTTATGGTGATTACGCTCAGTGGCTCGAAATATTTGGCATGCCGCAGCGAGTAGGAAAATACTCAAGCTACGATCCCGAAAGCCGCAAACTGCTCGAACAGGCTTTTGAGAAGTCTGGATCTGCGCCCTGGTTAGTTATTCCAAAGGAAAGCGAGGTTGAAACAACCTCTACGTCCGGGCAAACCGGTGGCTCACCTTACGACGAGTTCCGGAAGGCCTGTAACGAGGAGATGCTGATCACAATCCTTGGACAAACGATGACAACTGTGCAGGGAGATAAAGGCGCACGTTCCCTTGGCGAAGTCCATAAGGCAGTCGAAGAGGGTAAGAACCGCGCGGACATGCGGTTTGTGCAACGTGTGCTGAATCATTACGTTTTGTCAATATTCGAGAAACGCGGATTCCCAGTCACCGGTGGTAAGTGGATCTTTCCTAAAGCAGCTGAAGCGCTCACTGTTGACGAGATCGTAAATCTTGCCGGCATTATGGATATCCCTGTCAGTTACCTTCAGAACAAATACAGTATCCCGGCACCAATCGATGGTGAAGCCGTAGCCGGTGCGAAACCGTCTGATCCGAAAAAACCCGACACCGCAGATCCCAATACAGAAGATGATCCCGGTGTAGAGACGCAAGGCGTTGCGTCTAAAACTGTGAAGCCAAAACCCATCCCAAAAGATAAGCCAGTCAAAAACGGTGACTTCGGTTTGATAAGGAGGCTCTATGATTTTTTCGTCCAGGCCCCGGCAGTGATGACCGGGGCATCAACTGGCGATCTCCTCACGCTGAATGATGGCGACATTAACGACAGAATTATTAAACAGGTTGCCGGCAATGGTGGCCTGTTTAATCCGGAGTTGTTCCGCTTTCTTGCAGATGATCTGATCACAGCACTCGATCACCGGCCTACGCAGCTGGCCGATCTTGGTTTTGTTTACAATTATCAGAACGACGCCTTCAGGACTGCCCAGGAGTTGAATCTGTTTCACTTCAGCGCAGCAAAGGATCTGGCCGAAATTCAACGGCTCAATGAGCTGTTCAGGCAGAGTAAAAGCTTTGGTGAGTTTTACAAACTGGCGAAAGCAGAGATGGAGGTTTTCAATAAGACCTGGCAACGGACTGAATGGGAGACCGCCTCCCTGATAGCAGCATCAACCGAGAATTACAACCGGCTTTCAGGCAAGGTCAAACTATTTCCTTATTGGGAGTATAAGACAGTCGGTGATGACAAAGTGAGACCGGAGCATCAGCTACTGGAAGGAATCATACTTCCTGCCAATGATCCTAGGTGGAAAAAAATATGGCCACCCAACGGTTGGAAATGTCGCTGCTATATCGTTCCACGTATGGCGTCCGAGGTAAAAGGCATTGATCTGGAAGCAATGCGTGCAAGGGTGGACGCTTACTTTGAAACTCCGGAATGGTCATCCGCGCAGGCGCAGGGCTTTGGCATCAACAGGGCGATGGATCCCGGGTTGTTCAACGAAAACCAGATGTATATCCGTAAGTTTCCACAGCAGGCAAAAATGCTGCTCAAAGATGTAAATTACGAAACCTATGGTCTGAAACCAATGGATGCGCTGCAAGCAGCTGCACAATTCGATCTTCCGGTTTTCCCTGGTGTCGCAGGTGATTTTGTTAAGAAGATGATCAGTGAAGATGGGAAACTATTTTTCAAGGATTATAAAGATCGGTCTGTACTATTTGAGGATACAGCTTTTCTGAATGGAAAAGGGGCGAAGTATGCCGAAAGAACCGCTTTACTGAATGGTGTAGATGAAACGTTGAAGACTCCGGATGAAGTATGGATCAACAATTACACAGGCGAGACATTTAATCAATATGTTTTTCTGAAGCATTACAAAGATCAGACACTGGCTGTTATTGCCGAAATCAAGGAAGGGATTGTTTATCAGATTCGAACTTGGTTCAAGATGGAAGCAAAAGTACCAAACGCAAAATACCGCAGGGGACTGCTAATTACAAAGCAAGGCAAATGACATTAGATGATCTTCAGAATTATTTAAGCACGCTGCCCGACCTGGTGATGAACGATATTCCTGACATTGTTGCTGAAACAGCTACAGAATATTTTAAGGAAACATTTACGGAAAAGGCATTTGCAGGTAAGCCCTGGGCACCCGTAAAAAGAGAAAACCCTATCGGATCACTAATGCAACGAAGTTCTAATCTTCAAAAAAGTATCCGCCCGGCTTATGTGAGTGCAGACAAAGTAATCATCTCAGCCGGTAACGATAAAACACCGTATGCGCAGACACACAACGAAGGCTATACTGGTCCGGTTGTAATTCCTGCTCATCAGCGAACGTCTAAAAAAGGGAATGTGGTGAATGTCGGCGCACATACAATCAATCAAAAAATTCCACAGCGCCAGTTTATGGGCAAATCCATTGACTTAACCGCAAGGATAAAAGATCGCATCAATAACCATTTAAACAATATTTTATAAACGTTTAATCATTCGCAATATTATGGACAAACAAATTTACCTCTCCATTTCCGCACGTCTGAACTCCCTGGTACCCGACCTAAAGTGGATAGACTACGACTGGGGACAACTCAATGACGAACAACGCCCGGCTGTAGCATTTCCATGTGCGCTGATCGATATTGCCTATCCCGATTGTAAAAACCTTGCTGAAGGCGCCGGAGCTGTCGAGCAAATGGTAAACGCCGCAATTACAATCAAACTGGCATTTGAACCATTAGGCAGCAGCCAGGTTACAGCGCCCGATGATACCAGGGCAAAGGCGCTCGCACCGCTCGATACAATTGCATCGCTGCATACTGCTCTTCAGGGGTGGAACGGTGACGGAACCTTTTCCGGACTCGCACGAAGGAGAGGATCTCCTGCACCAGGGCGGAATAAACTAAAAGTGTTTAACCTCGTGTACGAAACGACATTCATCAATTTGCCAGATTGATACTGCGTTGTATGGGCAATCCTGTGTGATCGCCCATAAAAAAAGCCCAGGACAATTGCCCTGGGCTTTCCGCATTTAAGGGGAAATTGCTCGTATCCCCTTGTCTTTTTGTTATTCCATCATTTTTTTTGCAGTCTCCAAATCGGGCATCATGCAGCGCAGCAGGTTGAGATAGTGAGCGCGATTTACGTGTATCTCGTCATTTTCTGACTGAAGAAGACCAACAAGTTCGTCCTGCGTTTCGAGCCAGCTTTCGATTGGGCTTGTATTGGTTTTAACTTCAACGGTAAACCCGTCAGCATTGAATTTTACAGACATAGCGAAAACCCTCCCCGGTTTAATGCCAGGTCGAAAGAGAGATGGTAATTAATGTTTTTGTGATTTTTTTCAAGTTTCATAATGAGTAGATAATTAGACGAAAAAACACCTTGGATGTGCATGTCACTTTTTAGGCAGAGCCAAGAAAGCCGCCGGGCCTTACGACGCCGGCCATCCAAGGCTTTATTTCTCCTCATTAAGGATATTTAAGCCTATTCTTGACTCTAAATTAAAAAGTAACATGCGATGGCAAATGTAAATCTTTTATTTACATGATTGCCATATGCGTAAAAAAACAGCAATAAAAAAGCCCCGAGCGATTGTCCGGGGCTTACTTGTTATTTTAACTATGCATTAATCAGCATTCTTTAGCGGACTACAATTTACAAATCTTTCAATTTAATCGAATTCTTTTCTTTACTATTTTCTATTTGCGCTTTTTCTGCTTCATACTGCTTTTTATACTTCGATATATACATTAGGGCTAATCCGTCCTTGTCTTTTGAGATTAATATTTGGGGTTTATTTGTTTCGGAGAATGAAACACCAAAGTCCCAAGTATAAAATTTATCAGATTTGTAGGCATTGCCATATTTCAACTCGAGCTTCTCTACAAGTGCCTGCTCAAAAACTTCTGATTTAATTCCAAAGTCAATCCACACATCATAAAGCTTGTCTTTATAAAATGACATGCTGGATGAATTAATTTTACTTCCCGCAAAAGATCCTTTAAAATATAGTGAGCCTCCATCATTGGTAATGAAAGAAAGTTTGAGGTCTTTTGAAGTCTTAAGAAATTTAACTGCCTCTTTCTTTGACGAATTCCATTTCAAATCCATAAATCCAGTAAAAATAGAATCAGCGTGTATAAATGCTTTTGCTTCTTTTCCCGCCCAATAAATGGAGTCCTTTTTTTTTGATTCAATTTGATTTGGTTTTTGTGGATTTACGCAAGAAAATAAAAAAAATAGTGCGATAACAGAGAGTATGATAAGAGAATTTTTCATAGAAAAAGTATTTAGTTTTGATTTAAATTATTTGTGAAAAATAGTGATTATTGTTTAATTAAAATAGTGTTAACTGTTTGTTCAGCTTTTCGGATTCGTTGAGTATCCTTTTTGCATTGATATTTAGATAATTGTAATATGTCCGATTGCTGATTACAAACCGAGGTTGAATGACGTGTTCGTAAACCCATACCTGGGTTACTCCGCGCGAAGTATGCTCCAGTGTCAGGTTCTGGATCTCTATAATTCTTTTCAATATGTTCCGTCGGTTATAGGCCATTTGCAAACTTTAATTATCTTTGAAGTGCCGAATTCCAAAAACATTTTGTTTGCGATGGGGCTCACGATTGTGAGCCCCTTTGTTTTGCCCTCTTTTTACTGATAGTAATACCTGATATATCTCAACTTAAACTCCTTTGCAGCTTCCTTTGGACTCAGGTATTTAATCGTTTGTTCGCCTTTGTAAAAATTATCATACTCCATTTGCTGTGCCTGAATATCATAAGTCTTGAGTTCCTTGAGCCTGTCCTGATCAAGCCGGTATTTTTCACAAACGGCCTTCATAATTTTATCCTCTACCAATACAAATGCCGGAAGGTGAACCTTTAGCGGTTTAATCATATCGCCTATATAAGCCTCTGAGGCATCATGCAGCAGTGCGAGCATCATTAGCTTTTGATCTGCCTTAAAGCTTTCCGGAAGCAAATCACAGACTAACAGGCAATGCTGAGCAATAGAGAAATAATGTTCGCTCTGTCCGGCGAAGTGTGCCTTGTAAGCAAGTCCCTGGGCGATATCCCTAATATCAACCATCTCAGGCAAGGGATTGATCAGATCAAAAGTTTTGCCACTGTAAGTGCGCATACATCCGTTTAAGTTATGGCTACCAATTTCGTTCATTGTGTTATTTGTAAAGATTGTTGTTTGTCTAAAATTTCGTAAATAATTGTCTGCTTTGCCTTGCAATTAAATTCAACTCCTAATTCCTGGGCAATTGTATAAATGGAAGCCATTTCCATTTTATGAAGACTCAGGATATCGTATTGTTCAGCGGTCACATTTTTTTCAGTTTCCATCAAAATAAAGATTTTTGTGACTTGATTTCATCTTCACCCTCTTTTAAATAAACATCTATCGCCTTCTCGGCAGCCTTGCACCTTTGCAAAATCAAATGATCGCGGTTCTTAAAATATTCCCGCTGGAGGCTGCGCATGTTGGCAACAGCCTCCCGGAATTGTTTAGCATCCATTACTTGAATACTTTGAAATTGGGTTCGTATCCGTCAGGGAACGGCGCTGAAGTAATCGACAGCGCCACCGATTGTTTGGCGCCCTGCTGTGTTTTGGTATCAGCCTCCACGAAGATCACCGAGCGCGATGGCTTGTAAGCTGCCAGAACGATCTCAACACCTTTGGATAATTGTTCGTTGGAAATCTTCTCTGCCAGGTTACGAAGATCAAGGATCCTGTTTGGTTTCAGATTTCCCTTTGCATCCTTCTTAAGCAGCTTGTTAATCATCTCAACGAGGTTGGAGCTGTTATCATCAACGGCCAGCGTGGAAATGTAATCGCTGATCAGCGCGATTCCCATGTCCAACGTATCATCAAACTCATCAACCTGGCGCCACCCGATGGTGATAGACCTGCCCTGGTCATCGGTGAAGGTGTGCGACATTTGGCCGCTCTTTGCCCCGTACAATTCCTGCTTCAATTCAATGATTGCCGCAAACTGACGGTAAACATCCGCTTTAGCAATACTTAACATGCTGCTTAATTGCTCCAGCTTCAAAAATTGTTCACCGACTGTTGTGTTGGCGATCATCTTGTAATTCTCGCGTTCCGCTTTTTCGCGGTTCTTTATCGCGGCATTCTCATTCTTTAACTGCTCCATCAGGTCTGCTTTTTGCGCTGCGGACAGTTGCTTTAAATCAATTGGTTTCATTTTAAAAACTGTTTAAATATTGATTAATTAATACTTTAACGCTATAATTTCGAATAAAAGACGATCAGCGCTCGCATTCATGCTCCTGCGCCATACCATTGCCTTATCTGCTGATTTTGTGGCGTAATAGGTGACTTTGAATAGATCCCCAAATCCTTCCGTTTCTTTAACCTGTGTGTTGAATTCCTTCTCAAACTGTTCGAGAGTATCACACTTTAAAGTGGCTTGCGAGACCAGGGAAATTGCCTTTTTATCAAACAGGCTAAACCTTACTTCCTTTAGGATTGACTTGAGCATCGCTTTGTTATGTGCGGTTCAACTGTAATAGTGATATCCCTGGTTACTTTCACCATGCCTGAGCCAGTGCAGGTGGAGCAGATGACCATCTCACAAACTCCGGAGGATCCGTGACGAGCCGGTTCCAGTTCGGACCATCGCTGGCCGTTCCCTTTGCAGTCGCCACAGATTTGAGTTTCAGTTTTAAAGTATTTTTTACTTGTCATTCTGCTCAGAATTTCCGGCTGCTAAAAAAGCCTCAATTGGTTTCAGGTGTGGAGGCAAAGGGTTCTTATCACTTTCGGCGTAGGGGAATACATCAAGAATGTTGCTTTCCGATATTGATGATATTTCAAAGTCTGCCATCATGCCCTGCATAGCTTCAGTAATCTGATCAGATGCTTCTTTGGGGCTATTGGAAAACACCAGGACATACTGTGCAACTCTTTTTTCCTTACCAAGCTCCTCATCAATCGTAATGAAGGATACTTTTGCCTTATACCAACGGTCGCCATTATCCGAAGGGATGATTTCACAAATATTCGTTTTGGCTATTTTTGTCACCAAAAACTCACCGCTCACCATTGTCTGGAGCTCTTTGTAAATCCGGGTTTCAGCCTCGCTGAAGCTGATAGCATCAAGCAAATAGGTTTCGCTCGTCTTACGCTCTCTGCCATTCTCATCCATTTTGATGTACTTTGCTGTTGTTTCGAACCAAGTATTCATTTTAATTTTAAGTTTTAATGTTCTAACGAATATTCGTTATTGTCCGGATGGGGGAATCGAACCCCCAGGACCATCTCCGGTTACTTCTTTTCTTTTGTCGTTGATGTTGCGGTCAAGTCCATTACTTTGATTGGAGGAACCTTTATAACTTCAGGTTCCGATGCCCAGTTTTCAGCAGCAACAGGTGCAGGAACAAAAACAAGTTCCTTCTTTGCCTCTTCGTATTTTGCAGCAAGAATGACTAATTCTTCTGCCAACTCTTTTTCAATCTCGCTCAAACTATTAATCAGTTCTTGCAGCTCTTTTTTTGCTTCATTCACTCTTTCAAATGCTGCATCCAGTTCCGTTTGATTTAACTCTTCATCCGGATATAAGCTCCATTCGCCTTCCTCTTCGCCTTCGTATACCGATGTGACCCAATGATCGCCCTGACCGTCAAGAATCAGTTTCAGATTAACGGTATCTTCATCAACCGCTACTACCACTGCCGGTAACTCCTCCCTGACATTACATACCGAGCGGTGTTCGGCCATCTTACTCTGATCGATTGCATTTGTTTTGTAACTTACGATCATGCCTACTCTTAATTTTTTCATTTTAGTTTTTTTATATCTGACATTATTGTCATTGAACCGGTTGGGGAGTCGAACCCCGGAGCCACTTCCGGGTGACTGTTACCAGCCAATTTGTTTTGAAATCTCCGGTGTAAATCCTCCGAAGTGTTCAAATAGTCGATCACTGAAATACTTTACAATCGGGTTAGTACTGTCAAAATAGGCTGGATTTGCATTACCAGACCGCCACATTTTACAAATTTGAAAGTGAGTTAATTGGTCAACTTCTGCCTTTAACTCTTCTAATGTTTTTACTGTTGATTCCATTAGTTCAAATAAGTTAATGTTTCAAGTTCCTCTTTTGCAATCCCGTCAACTGCTTTAAAGTCCTTTTGTTTTTGAAGAAAAAGGTAATAGACGTTAACAAGGCGTTCTTTGGGGATATCATTAAAATCCTTGTGCTTGGTTACCCTGCATGCAATTGCTTTAATAATTGGCGCGTTCTGTGGCTGTGCAATCAAACGAAGCCATGCACCGACGGAAGCCATCACACGTTTACGCCAAACGTCAAGTTCAGATGTTGGAGTTTTAACGATATCGCCCAGGGTATCGCATGCACGTTGTAATTGCATCACATTCAAATCGCGACTGCTCTCAACTCCAAAGGCTGATATCATTGCAGTCTTCTGATCCTGGCTTAATCCGTTTTTCGAACACAGGGTGTGAAACTTCTTTAATAACCCCGATTGTTTACTGTCACATGTTGCTTTCATTTTATAACTTTTTAGAATAATTTATCACAAATCCCATATCCGTAACCGGCCAATTCTGCCAGGTATTTATTTTCAATATCACTCAATTCATACTGTAGCTTCGTAACCGTTTTTTTTTTTTTTTATTACCTTATTTCCAAGCTTCCTAAGCGAGTAATGCAGCTTGTATCTTCTTCTTTGTCTCTTTAGATCCTCCTTTGGTTTGATCCATCCTGTTCTCATAATTCATTGTTTTTAATTCTGTTAATCCTGAAAATCCTGATTAAAACTTTTCTCCCCAGTACTCCATTGCACCCTTTTCCCAAATGTCGAATGGCTTTGTGTCTCCTAATCTTGAGACCGATAAAGCCCTGAATCCTTCAACCCTTATTTTCACGTCTACATCATAGCGGACAAATTGTGCTGTGCGTCCCAGTGGGTTTTTTCCTTCAGCATGCGATACGAATATGAATAGCTTGCTGGGGAAGTCTTCTTTGAGCCTGATATACTCGGGACGGCTCAGCCCCGTATATTGAAATGAATCGATAAAGATGATATCAGGGCTTTTTCGTTTGGTGAGCCTTATTCTAAGCTCCTCAATTGGTTCACGGTCGAGAAAGATGGGACACCTTAACTTTGGAAGATCGCTCATGCCAACTTCGGTTACTGCCTTCTGCATACTGCGGCGAGCTCCTTCCTCCAATGTGTCGTAGGCAACACGGCCAAAATTTGAGAGGTACTTGGCAAGCATCAAACAAAAACGTGTTTTCCCGTTTCCCGAGTTCCCCCAAATGAGCCATACGCCATTCCGTTCCGGTTCGCCTATCAGATCTTTCCATTCGCCCTCAAGCTCCATCAGCTTAAAATGGCGGGATAGCAGATCCTCTGTTGAAACTGCCCGGTTCATTTTTTTTACAGCCATTTAAAGAACGTTTAACTGCTGATTAAACAGCCGCTTGTTTGTCGATTTGCTTTTGAGCGTGGATGAGTCTTTTTACCCTGCGAAGGTCAAACTCACTCTTCTCGATGATGTCTTTGATTTTTGATTTTTCGGTGATCCCGTTAGCAAGGCAGATCGATGCAATGTCTGAGGATCCCGGACCGCTGAGCTCAATAAACTTCCGTCCAATCCTGCTGTAGATTTCCTTGTACCCTTTTTTGTTGAGTTTCAAACCGCGTCTGATCCGTTTGGCGAGGTGATCAGTTGCACACAGAACGATGCCGGCACGATCTTCCAATTGGTTGTAGAGCGTGATGAAAAAGTAAAGTACCTGGTCACTTAGCTTGTCTGCTTCATCCATGATAATGAGTGGACAATGCTGAGTCTTCAACACGCGAACCGCTTCTGTCATCATCTCGCCAACCGTGTAACCCGAGTAGTCGCGTCCAAGCGAGCTGAGCAACTCCTGAAGGAACATTTTGCGGTTCCAGTACTCGTAACACTGGAGTAAGTAAACGCGCTTGTTATCGTTTGCAAACTGGCGAAGTGCAAAGCTTTTCCCGCTTCCGGCTTCACCTGTAACAGCAAACACATTCCCAAAATTCTGCGAGTCTGCCAAAAGCCCATTAATTCGTTTAAAATCGCGGATCTCTACAGCCACCCACTCATTCTCGCTGTATCCGATTTGGGATCCAATGTTGCGCCACATTTCGTCGGAGATTAACTCCCAGTTGTTATTGAGCGCCTGGCTGATTGTTGCTGAGCTGACACCGTTAAGGCTTTTCGCTGCTTTGTTTTGAGACTCGTAGCGATCGCAATACTCCTTTAATTTTTCTGTTACCTGCTGTTTGTTTAATTCTGTGATCATCGTTTTAGTTTTACCGTTATTACATGTTCTTATAAAGTTCTGTCTTCGAATAGTCCTCTTCATTCTCTGCGTAGCTGACCGCCTTTTGGTATTTGCCAATTTCACCGGCCTTCGCTCTTGTTTTCTTCTCAATACCTTTAATGGTTGGCGAGAACAGTCCATTTTGTTCAGGCAGTAAACCATGCTCTTCAAGAATAGCGTCCATTTTATCCCTGGTTGCGACACGTGCCGTTTTATTTGCAATCTCAAGGTTTTTGATGTATTCAGCCTCCCAGTCTTCCTGCTCCTGAATATTCCTGAATGTTCCGATCTTCGTTTCGGCAGCCGTCACAAACCGCAATCCGGAAGCTGTGTTTTCATACAGGTAGATCATGCTCATGTCATCCGGATCAAACCGGATCGTGAATTTCTTGTCAATGCTTTTGCGCATGAATTCAACATCAACTCGTCCTGCCTCTTTGTATACCAGGTAATCGTATTTGATATTCTTTTCCCTGAAGGAGATACCGTAGGCGTTGCAGGTAATAGGCTCTTTACGCTCAATCCAGAAGAGTTCAACCATATCCATCATGTCAATCTTCGTAGCACGTGGATTGACGCTTGTGCGATACATTTCAAGTTTGGAAATACCTGTCTTGTGGTGTTTTGCTATATTCCATTCGTTACGACGCATTTTATAGCGTTCCTTCACTTCCTGAAGGCTTGGAAGATTGGCTTTATTCGCCAGGATAAATTCAAGGTTTGCTTTGCTCTCTTCTTTTTTAGCGGTGATGTTCTGACCGGTAAAAAACCAGTCGCGTTTGAGGTATTCGGCCTGGAAACGTCCGAAGGCGCTTTCAATGGTTTTACTCTTTCCGTTATAAGGCATCGTAGGGATCGAAAGATGAGCGACAGAACCGAGGAAGTTGCCGTTTTGAAGTTTCTTATGGCCTCCCTGGTTGTCGTAACGGATCTCGTAAGGTTTTTGTCCGCTTGTCTGGAGTGCCATTTTATAAGAAAAGAACTGAGCCTCGTAATCTTCGGTTTTACTGATATGATAACCGATCATCACCTCCGAGTAGCAATCCATTACCTCATAAACTGTACAGGTTTCCATTTTGCCGTCTTCGGTCAAATAGTAGTAGTTCAGTTTTGTACCATCCGAATACCAAAGAGAGTCGCGCATGGTAGGCATAAAGGTTTTATTCTGAACCGAATATTTCTCTTTTGCTTTTAGTTCACCGTAGCGGTGTCCCCACCAAAGCTCCTGAATGTCTTCTCTGTAAATGAAGTTGTGAATAGTTTGTTCTGATTTCACTTTGAGCCATCCCTTGGCATCAGCCTCGAGGTTATATTTTGCGGTCAGTTGTTTGATCGATGGAGTAACTTCTACTTTCGTTGCCCAATTGGCCAGTAACCACAGTTTTGCATTGTCCGAGACCTTCTCAGTATTCTTATTGCAAAAATTTGTGTGGATCAGGCTTTGATATCCCTCTTCCTGGTACCGTGCGTATTTGTCTCTGAGTCTTCGAAGGTTCGTTGGTAGTGAATGTGGATACTTATCTTTATTAAGCTGGTTGATGGTCTCTGAAAGTTTTTCCCAAATGCCGTTTTTGTTTCCTCCGAGCACGCGGTGTTTAGCGATCCGGTTCGTTGATACCAGTTTAAGCGTGTTTAGTATTGATGCATTTGCGCAGTACTCTTCGATTGCTTCTTTCGGCAAACTTCTGCCATCATCAAGCCGGTGAGTTCTGAAAAATGTCAGGGCAACTTCATCGTTTATGATTTGACCTTCGAAGGTATCCTTTGATGCTGAAGTTTCAACTTCTCCACATTTCTCTTTGATTAGTTTGCGGAACCGTTCAGGGATGCTATCGTATGCAACCAGAGCAGGAGTATTCAAACAACCTCGTCGTACAACACGGATTTTATTCCTTTGTTTTAATTTTTGGAAAGCGTCAAAACTCAAAATCTCCGATTGCCAGAGTTTATTTGCTTCAATGCAGAGTGTGTCGTTATAATATTCCATTGTGATTTTCATTTTGTTCCAGGGACCACATTCGATGTGGCAGCCTCGCGCCCCCTCCCTGGATTCGGACTAACTAAAAACTAACTATCAGAATATTGCTTAAATTCGCAGTGTCAAACTAAAACTTAAGCATTATGAAAAAGCGTAAAATAAAATTTAGGTTGAATGTCGTTATTGGTTATACTGAGGACATAAACCTTAATTGTTATCGGCCACCGCTGCATGATGTATTTAAACACATTGCATGGCTTCATCAATTAGAGTACTCGATAACTGAGGACCTGAAAGTATTTTCCTCCCCTGGTTCCGACGGTCAATCTCCAGACAGCAGCATAACCGACTTGGTTTACTTTCGCTCGACCGTGAATACGCAAATAACGGCCAAAGACCTTCGGAAGATAGTTTCCGACATTTTCGGCAAATCCCTTTTATGGTCCGCTGGGGTAGATCTGTTTTGTCAGCTTCACAAATCACTTCAGGAGTTTCCTTTCCCGAAAGAGTATTATTTTTGTCGAAACTTTCCTTTTGTGGAAGCTCATGTTGGAGGAAAAGTGACAGACTGTATTCCTTACGACTATTTAATAGACGTTCTGTCATCTGATTCAAATCCTCAATTGAACTGATCAAGTTTTTCATGGTAATTTATTTTAGAGGTTAACTTTTTCGTTTGCATCAATCTTCTTACCAGCATCAGCCAGGAGCGCAAACGCTATTGTTGCGCAAATGCCGGCAATAAACCACTGATGAGTTGCACCGTATATGGCGGCACCAGCAGCAAAAACGCCAAGTGCTAAAAACAGGGTGGCAAAAATCCGAGAGTTTGTTCTCATCGCAGCCAGTCTTTTACAAGTTGAACTGCCAGGGCACCCATTACACCGCCAATGAATGTGATAACAAAAAAGAAAAAAACGACGCCGGTGATTGCTGTTGTTTTTTTGAGTAAGTGACTTTTAGTTTTCATGTTATTGTTTGTTAATTGATTATTTTCCGGTTTCTGCGTTCAGATTCGCAACTGTGTGTGCTGCCTCAAGAATTTTCTTACCAATGCCTCTCTTTCCCTGAATCCTTCCTCTCATTACATCGTATACATATGTTCTGCCGGCTTTAAGGTCTGTATAACCTACCATTCTGGCAATTTTCACATAATCGCCTCTGTCTAACATTTTTTTTAATTCTTCAAGAACCATATTTATTAATTTTTGTTGTATTTTCGTGGGGTAAAAATATACAATTGTATTTCAATTCCAAACACAATTGAGAATTATTTTAAAATAATTTACAAATGGGCATAAAATCACGTATTTTGGAGCTAATTAATACCCTTGAGGATGGGTCTCAGAGAGGTTTTGCGGCAAAAACGGGCCTTTCAGCGAGTACAATTAACGGAATTGTAGGAACCAGGGGGAGTGATCCTTCAGCAAAATTTCTCAATTGTATTTTAATTGCATACAAAAATGTCGATGCGCACTGGTTAGTCACCGGCGAAGGCAATATGTTTTTGCCAGGAACCGACGCGCATAAAGAAAAAAACATTAAAGCAATCCAAATTGTAAAGGAAAAACCAAATAATAAGGATGGGATCCCTTTGATTGGTCTCGATGTGGCTGCCGGATTTGGCACTTCAGATTTTGCTATCAATGAGAGTGATATTCAAAGTATGTATGTTGTACCCGACTTTGAAAATATTGACTTTATGATCAGGGTGAAGGGAAGTAGTATGTATCCGAAATATTCAAGCGGTGATATCATAGCCTGCCGCAAATTGAATGATAGTAAATTTATTCAGTGGAATAAGTGCTACGTTATAGCTACAATTGAGCAGGGATTACTAATAAAAAGGATCCGCCAGTGCGATAAAGTAGACTTTCTGCTCGCCGTGAGTGATAATAAGGAGTACCAACCTTTTGAAATACCTAAAACCGAGATTACAGGCATTGCCCTGGTGATTGGAGTGATCCGTCTCGAATAACCACAAAAACATCAAATATTTATTCCCCACACACAGTTTTCATGAAACTTTTAGGTGTAAGTACACGTATATAGCTGTATTATGGCTTTTTATGCGACTTGTCACAACTGTTTTATGCCTAAAAATATGGTATTACCCCCCCTCGAATAACATTTTTTAGCCATTTTAAAGCCTGTTTTTGGAAGTAACATAGCACGAATAATGTTTTTTTTTGCGGTTTTTGTCCACCCATCTGTCCATCCATCTGTCCATCCAAGTATTGTTTTAGGTGTTTTTTGGTATAAAACCCGCACGCCGGGCGTTGGCACCAGGGCATAAAAAAAGCCCCGTTACCAGAGCCGTTTGTAATCCTCCCCGCAGGCGAGTTTGGGGCGTATTCCCCTTATTTTATAAGTATTTAAGCTATCTTTGAACAGCAATTAAAGAGAGGCCGCGAAAAGCCCCCGTTTGCCCGCTACAAATTAAAGCAGAGTTAAACCAAAATTAAAGACAATGTACAATTTGTTTTTTTCGCCCGGGGTGTTTCTACCTCATTATCAACCTTTAGCTTTAATATGAATGTGTACACTTTGTTTTATGGCCCTTAAATGGACGATAGTTGAACAATTTTTCAAAATAGTACAACACGTAATATCGGACATTAAATTTCTTCTTTTTTGTTGAAAGTTCCGGATGCCAGTTAAGTGCATCAATACGGGCCTGCATGACTTTAGGATG